ATTTTCTTCGAGTTTTTTTAGTTAAACAATAGACAATTATAGACCCAGTGGTGTTCCGTAGTAAGGTACTTTACGTTGTACCTTCAAATCATTATATACATGTGCAATTACTTGCTCGTCATTTTCTTCTTCCACAAACACACGGTTTGATGGATCACATTGAATGAATGACGCATTTAGTGCTGGCTGACTACTAAACTTACGTCCTAAATGCCAATACTCTAAATCTGTACGCATAAGACCATGTACACTATTCTGTTCGTGTCGATACTCATCATAAATTGGTAAATAACCAAATGTACTATCGTCTGTTGCACTGTTACCAGTTGCATACAATTCTTTTCCTAATACTGGTTGCTCACCTAAATGTGCCAACAATGGTTGGTAATAATCATAACGATCTACCTTATTAAACTTCGCTGGTACACCTTGCGAATATGTTGTATCCGGTGTTACATACATAACTGCAAATATCCATCCATGCTCCTGGGCATAATATGAAGCTTTACGGCTACCTGATGCGGTAATACCGTGTCCACCCATTTGACCTAACGCTGATGGGTTGGCACCAGTTGTTGTTTCACTTGTTTGCAATACTTCGCTAAACTGAATATTTGATACACTACCACCAAATTCCTCTGGACGTTGTAATCGTGCATCTTGTGGTTTAACACCAAAGTGTGCTTGGATATGTTCTGTATAACGGTTTCCTGTACGTGCATTAAGCTCTAACCATTTTTGGATAGCAAATGCTTCACGCAACTCGTTTACTGTTGCTGCAACAATATTAAGGTCAGCCGCATTAATATAATTAGAATCTGTTACATCCAAAGCTCTAATACCACCAGTACCGCCATTAATCAATTCACCTTGACTATTAGTTGCTAAAGGTGTATTATTAGTTGCAAGAGATCCATTAACAGCACTATTCAATAATGATGCATTTCCTATTGGATCAAACGAAAGATCTATACGTCCTCCTGGTTGTACTACTGGAAGTGTTACTTCTGGACCTTTTTGTGTAAACGGTAATGCTGATGTAAAACGATCATGTTGCCATGCTACTTTACGTTTTGAATACAATGCTGCATTGCTTCCGTTGTTACCATCTGTTAGCTTATAATCTACTTCTGCTTGTAAATTTTGGTCACGGAAATACTCGTTCCAAATAAACTGATAATGTGCAAACGGTAATGCATTTACATTTAATGCTTGTCCTACTGTTCCTGCTGCAGTTTGTACACCTAAATAATCCGCTAAACTACTTGGAATACTACTTGTACTCAAATATGGGTGTACTGGTTCTTCCGTATCTGTTGCAGACTCTGGTCCTGTTATGAAATCTTCCCAATTGTCCCAAACCAAACGGTTTGGACTAAAGAAATACCTCATTTTTACTTTTACGTTGTGCATTACTGGTGATAGCAATGGCATCATACGTGTTAAGTGTGAACTCTCTATGGTAAACTTATCTCCTGGTAATACATCTACTGCCATTACGGGAATAATCTCGCCCATTTTAAGGCTCATACGTTTGTCATGTGATAGATCAAACGTGTTGTACTTGGGATTCATCCCAATTGCTTTTGAATAATCCATATTTTAATTTTTAAAATGATTCACTTGGTCTTACAAAATTTGGATCGTTGTACACACCGTACAACTTTGTACCTAAATTTATTAATCCTTGAAATATTTGTTGTAAAACACCACTATTAGGATCCATACCTAAATTAAGATAATTCTGATATACCTTTTGATACATCTGCAATTCTTTTTCCATAATTGCATTTTGCTTATCCATATTAGCTTTTTCTGATTCTAACTTCTGACGTTGAGCTGTTGCAGCTAACGCATCAGCTGTTAACTTAGCTGTTATTTGTTTTTGTTGTTCTGAATACTCTCCATACTGCACTTGCTTCATAGCATTATCCAATAAAAGCCCAGCTTTTTGTTCCGTATACAACTCTCCTTTTTGTCCTTTCAGACTTGTATCTGCTGCTATATTATTTGTTTCAGCTTGAATCTTTTTTACTTCAGCGGACATTTTTGCTAATTCTGTTAAAGCATATCGTTCAGCTATTTTTCCCTGTGCTGCACCTCCACTTACGTTACCTCCAGTTTGTCCGCCTTTATACATTAATGCAGGGTTTAAACCTGCAGCCTGCATACGCGCCTTCTGTTGTACTGGAGAATTATACTGTGCTTCTTTTTCAAATCGTTCAAACCAAAACTGTCTGTTTTGTTCGAAAGCACGTTCTTGTGCGCGTCTGTCCATATATCC